TACATGGGCGGCTTGGTAAGTGCGGTCGTCTCATATTTCTTCGGTTCAAGTCAGATGCGAGATAGCAAATGAGTAAGCTTATTGCACAATTAAAGCGCCATGAAGGTGTAAAGAAGTTTTGTTATCTGTGTCCGGCTGGTTTTGAGACCATTGGCGTGGGCAGAAACATAAGCGAAAACAATGGTTTAGGTTTATCAGATGATGAAATAGATTACCTTTTGGAAAACGACATCAAACGATGCAAGCAAGAATTGATCGCACTGTCGTGGTTCACGGACCTTGATCCCGTACGTCAAGACGCCATCGTTAACCTGTGTTTTAATCTAGGTATGACGCGTCTGCTAGGTTTTAAGAACGCTCTAGCGGCGATGGGGGCGGGAGATTATCCCAAAGCCGCCGATGAATTTTACGATTCGCGTTGGGCCAAGCAGGTAGGATCACGCGCCGACGAGGTTTGCGAAATGATCCGTACTGGCCGATACGGAGAAGGGTATGCGTAATACTGTTCAGGCGAGAGATATCGATGGTAACACTGAGCCAACACATACAGTAGAAGTTGTTTGTGCTCATTGCGGCTATGACCTTGACGAAGCCGAGCTAGAAGCCGACACTTGTTCAGATTGTGGTCAACCTCTTAACTTAAAAGAGAGCGTATCTATACAAGTAACCACGTTGCCACCGGTATTTGGTGACACTCTATAGGTGCGATATGGCGTTAAAAAAATTAGCTTTCAAGCCGGGAATCAATCGTGAAGTAACACGTTACACAAATGAAAACGGTTGGTACGAATGCGATAAAGTTCGTTTTCGGCAAGGATACCCTGAAAAAATTGGTGGCTGGGAGCGCATTTCTACATCTACGTTTTTAGGTGTCGCACGTTCTCTATCCAACTGGATAACCCTTGGAAGTATCAACCTAATTGGTGTAGGCACGCATCTCAAGTTCTATTTAGAAGAAGGGGGTGCTTACAACGATATTACGCCGATTCGAGAGACCACCTCTGCTGGTGACGTTACTTTTGCGGCCACTAATGGATCAGCCACACTGACAATAACTGATGCCGGTCACGGTGCACGTGAGGGAGACTTTGTAACGTTTAGTGGCGCGACAACATTAGGCGGTAACATTACAGCTAGCGTGCTAAATGCCGAATACCAAATCGTAACAGTTTCAGATGCTAACTCTTACACTATAACAGCCACAGCAACTGCTAATTCTTCAGATACTGGTAACGGTGGTTCATCAGTTGTAGGTGCTTATCAAATACGCACAGGTGAACCTTATGCGGTTCCTCTCGTTGGTTGGGGTGGCGGTACATGGGGCGCTGGTGTTTGGGGTACAGGCGGCACATCAAGCGAGGCCATTCGTCTTTGGAGCCAATCTAACTTTGGTGAAGATCTTATCTTTGGCTCACGAGGCGGAAGTATTTTTTATTGGGATGCGACTAACGGCGTTAGCACAAGAGGGGTGTTTTTAAGCTCATTGTCTGGCGCATCTAATGTACCTACCAAACAAAACTTTATTCTTGTATCTGACGTTAGCCGATTTGTCTTTTGTTTCGGTTCAAATCCGCTAGGTTCTGCAACGTTCGATCCTATGCTAATTCGATGGTCTGACCAAGAAGACCCCGCAAACTGGACACCCGCGTCAACAAACCAAGCGGGCGATCTACGGCTGTCAAAAGGCACTGAAATTGTTACAGCTAAACAATCGCGCCAAGAAATTCTTGTTTGGACTGACTCGTCACTTTATTCGCTTCAATACCAAGGCGCTCCGATTGTTTGGGGTGTGCAGTTGGTAGGTGACAATATTTCTATTGCCTCTCAAAATTCGGTTGGGTTTTCTGGCGGCGTTGCTTACTGGATGGGTAAAGATAAGTTCTATTCCTACGACGGACGTACGCAAACGCTACCTTGTGACGTTCGTCGGTTTGTATTTAACGACTTCAACAAGTTGCAGTATGAACAAGTTTTTGCTGGGACTAACGAGGCTTATCATGAAGTGTGGTGGTTTTATTGTTCGCAAAATAGCCAAACAATCGACCGATATGTCGTCTATAACTACCTCGAAAAAACTTGGTATTTTGGCACTATGGCAAGAACCGCATGGTTGGACTCTGGGTTACGTGAGTACCCGTTAGCAACAACGTATACGCATAATTTAGTCAATCATGAGTTTGGTAACGATGACAACGAGACTGGCACTCCTGCCGCAATAACCGCAACTATTACATCGGGTCAATTTGATATTGATGACGGCAACCGCTTTGCATTTATATGGCGGATTATGCCGGATATGACGTTTGATGGGTCCACAGCAGACTCACCACAAGCCACTATGAGTCTGTTACCGTTGGCTAACTCTGGTTCAGGTTACAACAGTCCTACATCTGAGGGAGGGTCTAACTCTGGTACGGTAGCACGTACGGCTACAGTGCCTATTGAGAAGTTTACAGGTCAAGTAAACACGCGCGTGCGTGGCCGTCAAATGTCTATAAAAATTGAATCTGACTCGTTAGGGGTTAAATGGCAGTTAGGCTCACCTCGTGTGGACTTGCGTCCTGATGGGAGGCGTTGATGCCTAATTATTTAGAGCGCCCCGCTCCTCCTGCGTTGCCTCTTGCAACCGAAACTTACAACCGTTCGTTTATGGATCAGAACAGCAATGTTCTGCGATTGTTTTTCACACGCCTTGTAAATGCGTTTGATAATTTAGTCAGCACCGATAACGGCGGTAAATTTATATACAGTCCCGTAGGTGCGTTCTACAGCACACAAGATCAGTCTGCTTCCGCTATAAACACAGGTTATGCAGTTACGTTTAACAACACGGTGCTTAATAGTGGTATTACTCTCTCAAACAACAGCCGCATAAACGTTACAGATGCGGGAGTGTATCAGTTCAACGTGGCGTTACAGTTAGAGCACAATAACGCTAGCAGTGCACAGATAACGATTTATGAAGAGAAAAATGGCAGTGCTGTATCTTATTCAGGGCACGAGTTTAACATTAAAGGGAACGACTACGACGTATTAAACTGGGAATTTATGATCTCTTTAGCGGCCAGTGATTACATTGAAATTTACTGGGCAACAGACGATACAGGTGTAAACTTACACACAAAAGCGGCTTCATCTCCGCACCCCGGCATACCGTCCGCATCGATTGATGTGACGTTTGTAAGCAACGTGTAGGGATTAGCATGGCGTATTACGTAGGCACAAAAGAATTTCCTAGCATTACTGCGGCGCTGGGGTACCTGCGTGCAAATAGACCGCCCGGTCTTGGAATTACTACAAAACCGGTAGGTGGCAAACCTGCACCTATTACAAAACAGCCTGCTCCAGCTCCCGCGCCAGCACCAGCACCTTCGTTGCCTACACGTCCTACTACATTTGATCCTAGTAGAACACCTAATTTTCCCGGAGGGCCAGCTCCAGTTCCTACTCCCGCGCCAGTCCCTGCTCCTGCCCCACCTCGAAATGACAGAGTGGATAGAGAACTACAGGAACGTATCCGTGCAGAGGAAGAAGCGGCTAGACGTGCCGCAGAAGAAGCAGAGCGTGCCGCCGCAGAGGAAGCACAACGCCGTGCAGAAGAAGCTAGGCGTGTAGCAGAAGAGGAAGCTAGACGACGCGAAGAAGCTGAGGCTGAAGCGGCCCGACAACGCGCGGCAGAGGAAGAAGAGCGTCGTCAAAGAGAGGAAGAAGAAGCCAGACGTCGAGAAGAAGCGGGAGCTGAAACGGCTCGACAACGTGAAATAACAGACCCAGTTAGAGACTTTTATGACGAAGTTTTTGAAGAACAACGAAGAATTAGAGACACTGGAGGCGGAACCGGTGGTAGAACTAGAAGCACGCTTCAAGACTATATTATCGCCCTACGAAACTATTTAGGAAGAGAGTTAACAGAAGAAGAAATAGCAGAAGCACAAAGACGATACAATCAAAGAACTATACAAATTCTTAGAGAACGTTTGCCCGGTTATCGAGGAGATAACAGAGAAGAGGCACAAGAACTACTTGATGTTCTAGCTGAAATAGCTGAAACGGGGCAAGTACCCGAAAACATAGACGCTAGAATTGTAGACATCCTCGACGGGTTAGATCCAACAGATGCAGATGATTATCACGATATTATTGATGTTGTTGTTGACGTTCTTGAATCTGAAACAGGAAACATTAATGATTGGATTGATGGTAACGTAGTAACAGGTGATCCCGGCGACCAAGAACCTGAGCCAGAACCCGAACCGGAACCAGAACCTGAGCCAGAACCCGAACAACAAACAGTATCTTTAGAAGAATTTCAAGAGCAGTTTCCTGATCTCGATCCAGAAGAGTACATGGAAGATGGTACTTGGACTGATCCAGATACCGGTATTGTTTACGTTATTAACATTCCTCCGCCTGAACCAGAGCCAGAGCCTTTACCACCGCCTGACCTACCAGAACCAGAACCTGAACCCGAGCCTGAACCAGAGCCTGAACCTGAGCCTAGCCCAGAACCTAGCCCAGAACCTCCACCAGATGATGGGCCAGTAAAAGGAGATCCTCCAAGACAGCCGCCTGTCCCTCAACCAGAACCTGAGCCTGAGCCAGAACCTGAGCCTGAACCAGAACCTGAGCCTGAGCCGGAACCAGAACCGGAATCAGAGCCACCGGTAGATGATGGGCCAGTGAAAGGAGATCCACCAAAACAGACTCCAATTCCGCAACCTGAGCCAGAACCAGAACCAGAGCCTGAGCCTGAGCCTGAGCCTGAGCCTGAGCCTGAGCCTGAACCAGAACCGGAACCTGAACCTGAG